TCAGGCCTTATGGTGGAAATAATCACTCAGGCGAGAAAACATGCTGCCTTCCCCGACAGATTCCAGGGTAACCAGCGGCCAGTGCGCCACCTGTTTATCACGGTCGTAAAGTTCAATTTCCCCTACCCGCTGATGGGCGCTAATTGGCGCGGTGAGTTCTTTACCATCAAGGGTATATTTGGCTTTGATATGTGGAATTTCGGCTTTCGGTAGCACCATCCAGAACTCTTGTTCCGTTCCCAGGGCGATATTTTCTTTATCACCATACCAGATGCGTTCCGTACCGACCTTTTTCCTACGGTGCAAAATTTGCACCGTAGTAAAGTTTTGTTGCCCCCAACGCAGTAATTTTTTTGCCTCTTCCTCACGACCTTTTGCGCTGTCAGCACCCATTACCACTGCAATGAGGCGACGCTGCCCGTCTACAGCCGAAGCAATAAGATTAAACCCGGCACCAGAAGTATGGCCCGTTTTCAGGCCGTCAACATTCATGGTCTTATCCCACAATAACCCGTTACGGTTTTGCTGGGTGATACCGTTCCAGGTGAGGCTTTTCTCACTGTACATATGATAAAACTCGGGCTCGCCGTGGATGATAGCACGAGAAAGCACAGCTAAATCATAAGCCGAGCTATGCTGGCCAGGTGCATCCAGACCATGCACTGTTTCAAAATGCGTATCCTTGAGATGCAGCTTCTCGGCATAGTTGTTCATCATTTCAACAAACTGCCGTTGCCCACCGGCAATATAGTCAGCCAGAGCAACACAAGCGTCATTTCCGGAATCCACAATTAAACCACGGCTTAAATCACGTACCGATACGCGATCGCCCTCTTTCAAAAACATCAGTGAAGAACCGACAAACACCGGATTATCTTTCGCCCACGCATCGCGCCCCACGGTGACAATATCGTCTGGCGTAATGCGATGACTATCGATAGCGCGATCCACGACATAACCCGTCATCAGCTTTGTCAGGCTGGCGGGATTGCGCTGTTGATGCTCATTACCCGCGGTGAGGATCTGACCGGTGGTGTAATCCATCAATACCCAGGACCCGGCATGAATCTCTGGAGGCTGAGGTGAAAAAGGAATGTTTTCCGCCGCAAAACCAGACGATAAGTTAAAAACGAACAAAGAAGCAGCAATAATAAGACGGCGTTTCAACAGCAAACCCTCAGGAGTTTCAAATAGCTGTTCTTTTTACGGAAATACTTATGAACTGGCTGGAATAAAGTGCAAGAAAATGTGACTACCCTCTCATTTTTATCTGACATGATCTGTTGCCACTCGCTGCCAAATTGTGGCGCTAAAGCTGATTAGCACGGTGATATTTGATACTCTGGCAGACAGCAGAAATAACGGATTTAACCTAATGATGAATGACGGTAAGCAACAATCTACCTTTTTGTTTCACGATTACGCGCAACACCCCTGAGAACCGCCATGAACAAGGATTTCATGATTTGTGATTTTAGTTTGGTACGCAATTTGGTACACAACACAATTTTCACTTCAGCGGGTAGTCATCAAACTCACCATAACGAGCATCGTTGATGATGTATGTGATCACCACAAACATCACATCTGGACTAGTTCCGTTTTCATGCGCAGGTATTTGTTTACACCTCCCTTTCTGCAAATCCTAAAGATGAGATTTAAAGGTGACGAACTGGCGCAGTACAATCTGTGGCTGGATTATCTGGATGCGCTGGACGCGGTAAAGACAACCAGCGCACCCGATATTAAATGGCCTACACCACCGGGGGAACAGGCCAGTTAACATTCTCAGGATCGGTTTTGATATCCCACGACTTAACCTCATTTTTATAAGCCAACCACGCCGACAGTTTAGCCCTGTTGGCGTCGCTGATTTCACCGAGCATTAATTCTGTACGCCAGTCAAGCATGACAGCGTCAGCATGGGCCAGTAGTTTCTGGCGTTCTTGTTCGGCATCAGCAATTAACTCTTCACGTGTCGCCGGAGGAATATCAATCCAGACTGGCATATTTTGGCTGGAACTTAGCTGTTTGCCTTCAGGTGGCGTAAAGTTATATTCATTTCGGACGCTATCAGAGACCTCTACAACATCAGATGGTAATGAACCACTGGTAAGGTATTCTTCTTTCATCTCGATGGGATAAAAACCCAATGTGCTTGGCGAAAATAAATACATGGTTATCTCCCTATGGCAATAAAGTATGAAGCATTCGTTCCACCCGTATTGTATTTAGCAAAAAATCGGGTCAGGTCATCGGTGTCATATTGCATTGATATAAATTGTATTGGTTGAAAGGTGGTCGATGACATTAAAACGCCAGACACAATAGCCATAACGCTACTCGGAAATGGTATAGGGAAATTTATATATCGCCCGTTAGAATCAAAAGACGCCTCGAAAGCCTGAATAACATATCCACTCGGCAACTTAAACCACCCGCCACCTGACTGAAAACTACTCATATCAGGAACTTGTCCCTCCCCTGAGCCAACATTCCGTTTCGCCGCTTCTCCCAATTGAAGGTATGTGAGAATGTCAGCAATAGTATTTTTCCCAATAATGTCACGGCCAACAGAAGTTAAATCAGTCTGCGCTGCTGTATCATTTCCAGTGAAATATGGGAGTTTATTTGCACCTGTTGCGAGCCCAGCTAATGCCGACAGCGTGGCATCAAGCGCCTGGAAATCTTTCCCGAAAGCGGTCCCCATTTTGGATATAAACCCGTTCAGGTCTCCATCATCAAGCACATCCAGCCCGCTTTTGTTGGCGGTGTACTGCGCCAACGCTGCCGCGATAAAGCTGGCTTGCCGAATAGCTTTGTTGACCTGTGCGCTGGATGCTTTACCTGCCGTAAACCCTGAAAGCAGAGCCGGAAGTGCTTCCCAGTCAGCTTGTGAGGTGACGTTAGCGTTCGGATCAAGCGCGAAAGGTTTAAAGTTGTTTATTGCCATTAGAGTATTGTCCCCCATGCCCCTACATCAAAACCACTGATGAATTCGTTATCCATATCAAAACCAAAAAATTTAGAACCCTCGGAAGGTGTTTCTACCGAAGGCGTTTCAACATCCCCAGCCCATACGCCAGCTGCTTTAACGGTGAGATAACCCTGTTTGATAGCGGCTATCAGTTCGAGTGACACATCAGAAATATCAGTCTCGGGAAAAACCCAGACCGATATCGTCATGTCCTGGTTATCGACGATCTGCATCTTCAGTCCAGAGCCTGCGGTAGCAGCGTCAAGGATGGGAGGCAGAGAGTCGTTCCGACCATCCCAGTTGTTGATAGCGATTTTCGCTTTCAGAATGATGCGGTACGTCTCATCACTCAGCGTCGTATAGCCAGAATCAGGATCATATGGCCCTTGCCAGATGCCCTGGTCATATCCGAGCCCGTCAGTGTCCCAGCTGAAATAAACGCCGCTAATTGGCTGGCTGACTATACGACTACGCCCAATCCACAGGCCGAGGATATCGAGTTGCACGCCAACCGCCGTATCGATATCGAAGGCTGTTACAAACCCTGACATAGTGCTGGACACATCAATCAGCGGGCGGGTGCTCAGATCTATATGGTCAAAAAAGAGTGGCTTGGTAGCGTGGTAGTTAGTGATCAGTTCGGTGTATTTGCTCATGAGGTCACCGTGATTGTGATATTCGCGGTGCTACAGGACGCCGAAGCATCATAGGCAATATCAATATTTGATGCCGATACGCTGCCAGACGACTTACCGATCAGCAGTTCGGTAATGTCGTAATATCGGGCATTACCGCCGCTCACAACACCAAGGTTTGCCGGGGAATAAATACGGCTCAGCAGAACGTCGTCGCCAATTGTCAGGCCGTTAATATAGTCGGCAACAGCCTGTTTGATCTGCTCGCCGATTTGAGAGGTATACCCGGTAAAAACTTTCAGGGTAATGGCTACGAAAATTGGCACATCGGTAGAGCGTGAAAAACTGATGACGTGAGGATTACCGTAAGTATCCGGCACCGTGACAGAAGTTGTCCCGTAGGTTGCCGTTCCCTGTCCTTTATTCCCCCTGATGGTCTGGGCTATTTCGGTAACATCTCCACCATCGACGATGGCGGAAATTGAGTGCGGCGGCAGCCCGTTGCTGTCTGTTGTTCCCGTGTCGTTCTCATACAGCTTGTGACGTGTCACGCCAGCAACGTTAGCTATTGCACCGTCGACACTTTCAAACGGTGTGATCGATGGTAGCGCGACGCTTTGCCCCTGCCGAATGCGCAGCTCTGCGTCGGTTTCGGCTGGTGAACCGACAGTAGCCGCTGCTGGGTTGGTTACCGACACCCAGCCGCGAGTCGGTGTGTTAATGGTGGTGATAGTTCCGGCCATCGCCGCAACCGAACCGCTATTCGCACATGTGGCCGTCACCAGCACAGTACCATCAACCCCGATTGCTACACTCGCGGGAAAATTCCAGATAATGCCGTTTTTATCCCGTGCGGAGCCATTCGTGATAGTCGTGCCCGCCGTACCGGTTAACAGAAGGTCAGCAGTAGAGTTTGTCGCTACTTTTCGCGTGATCCCGTTAATTTTCACATTGCTGCTAAGCGCTGCGGACTGCGCTGTCGTCGGTGAAAACGAGTTGTAGATCTCGATAGCGGTATTGTTAGCATCATGCACAGCCAGAGCCACCAGCGCGACCATTTGCCCATCTTTGCTGTCTGGTTCGAGGTAGGCATCACTACCGTAAATCTGCCTGAAATAGCTGGTCAGTGTATCGAGGATTGTCTGGTAATCAGGCGCACTAATCCCCTGGGCGGTTACCGTTGCCGATAGCCCCAGCGTGTCGAGGTTCAAAGCCATTTATGCCTCGCTTGTTACAGTCGTCTGGCCGTAGATTGTGTCAATGGAGGAAGTGAAAGTGACGCGGCGGCTGGTGCCGTCATAATTGGTATCGAAGGAAAGAATCGACAGAACGCCCGGCGTGTCCTGTATGCGTTCGCGTATAGCCAGGATGTAGACGTCTGATCGCTGTTTCCCAAGCACTGACTGAACATACGGCGTGCCTTCCGTCAGATCGAGAAACCACTGACCGCGCCAGAGCTCGAAACGGGTTTTTACGGCCTGGGCGACACATTCCGGACTGTCGATAAGGAAGGTGTCGTCACCTTGCCCGAAAGTGTAATCGCCGTCAGCATCTTCTCGTCGGTATCGCATTATTGCGGCCCTCCAGTAGTTCCCCCGCCTGTCTGAACTCCGCCATGTTTATGCGTGGCGACACTTATACCTGAAGCTGTCACATCATTCGTTACCGTAACCGGCCCAAGCATCGTCGCAGTACCACCACTTTCTCCCATTCCCTGAGACAGATTGCCATTAATCGTTACGTTGCCGTTCAGCGTGATAGTCGGGGATGTGATTGTCGTTCCACCTTCAGCCGTAGCCGTGAGCTGGCCCGGTGTTTGAACGGTGATGTTATGTCCTGCGGAAACCTCTACGAACGCCGCACCATCATCGGTTCGCAGCTGCGCGGCGCTGGTACTTATACCGCTGATTTTTTGCGCTTGCGACTGCGGGCCAACGATGGCGAACGCATCAGACAAGTCATGCTGGCGCGGGTCGACTGTCTCCTGAACGCCGCCGCTCTGCCACCAAAAATCGATGCAACGGTCGGCAAAGATCAGCAGGCACTCGTCGCCTTCTTTAACCGGAAAGGTTAGCGTGCATCCGCCGCCGCGCGGGAAGACGACCGGCACATCCACCAGCGGTTTTAATTCGGTGGAGCCATCGCCAACAATACCGCGAAGCGCCACCTCTACTGTGCAGGTAACAGCGTCAGGATCGAACGACTGAATGATGCCGGGCATCGCCACGCGCATCTGGGTAGACACCGAATCGGCAATGGCCTGCGCGGTCTGCTGCTCACCGCCGATCTGTGATTGAGTTGGAATTGGCATAAAAACCCCATAAAAAAACCAGCCGAAGCTGGTTTGGTATCAATTACTAAGCTACATCAGTGTGAAGTAAGGCTTTTCCGCTGCAATGGCACACATTCACAAGGTGTATTAGGATATGTTTGCAACAAGTAAGCATTAAAAATCAATTTCAGCCATGAAGCCGCCATAGAGTGGACCTGCACCATCGCATTCTTGACTACAGGAGTAACAAATGGGATTTAGATTTCGCAAAAGAATCCGGATTGCGCCCGGACTCGCGATCAACATAAGCAAAAGCGGAGTAAGCACTTCGATTGGTGGTAAAGGTTCCACCATTAACATCGGGAAAAAAGGCGTAAAGATGACAAATGGCCTTCCCGGCACGGGGCTGTCGCATACCACTAACCTTTACTCTCCCGGAAAATCGACAGAAAAAAAACAACTTACTCACAAGCAAAAAATAATTAGAAACATCCTGTTCGTAATTATTGTGTTTATTATAATTAAAGCTCAATATTTTTGACGCATGCCCGCCTATCTGGCGGGCTATTTTACTTTTCGGCAGTCGTATGTTGCATACTGACGCGGCGCATTCATGCTGGCTTGCAGCCACTGGGCATTGAGAATTATCTTGCCGTTTCGATTGATGTACTCAAGACCAACCCATCTTCCAGGCTGATCGGTAGCCATACGCCAATCCATCTTGATATTGTTATAATCGCCTTTGTTTTTCAGGAAGGTGATTTTTTGCATTTCTGGCTTTGCGCCATTGATTCTGGCTAAGCCATCATCTGCCCAATGGATTTTAAAATCACCACATTGCTGATCCGCAAAAGCGGGTGCTGATATAAGCACCGCGAACACGGTAACAGTGCAAAGTAAATGTCTCACGGCCCCACCTCACTAATTCGTCGTCCCTTGCATTGCTTTCGGGCTATAAAGATCACGAGCCCCACGCGCAAAACACATCAGGTCCATGTACCACGCCTGACCTCTGGTGTCGCCAGTATAGTCGATAGCTTTGACGATATAAACGCCATCCGTCGCAATGCTGGCAGCCTGTGACGTCGTGCCGGTCAGCACACGGTTGCCGTTCTCTTCTGTTTCGGTGATACGCCCGGGCGACTGTGCTATTTCGCTATTGCCGAGCGTGGCGCGGTACACCGAAGCCTGATCGAGCTGGATAAGACCATTAATACGGATGTTTGGGTTTATCAGGCACCGCACGTTTACTCCGCCGCCCATCGTTTGTTGCGGCATACCGATCAGGCCAGTATCGGCATTCAACACAATGGCTTCGTGAATATATTTATCCTCCGGCACCATCTGGACCTGACCATCCACCAGTTGCCATGTCGCTTTGCACTGCGCAGCAATATTATCCATCACGTTGCGGCTGGATGAGTAAATCGCGCGGCCACGAGGAAACACGGTATCAGGAAAATCGCCGGTAATGCCCTGTGTCACGCCGAACGCGTTGAAATCCTGCATCGTCGCCCGGTGCAGGTCCGCAACGGTATAACCAGCGGCAAGCGTGGTGATGGTAGTCGCGTAGAGGAACGCTTCGTGGTTACTGATGGCCTGAATCAGCACCCAGGAATCGGTGATGTTGTCCTTCCCGGTGACAGTGAAGCGAATATCACCGTCAAAAATCAGGCCGTAGTTCTGACCGTTCACCTGCCCTATCTGGTCTGGTGAAATCTCCCTGGCGACACCAACCTGGCTCGCATCAACATCCGGCGCTATGCCGTCATACCCGGCAATGATGTGAATTTTGGCAAACTCCTGCCCCAGTATCTTGTTCGTGGTATCGGTGGAAAGGTTATAAATTTTCACGTTTGCCACGCGCGGCCAGCGTGTATCTGCCCACTCGATCTGGAACGTGACCTTAAAATCTGACAGAGAAACGCCCTGCCCGTTCTGGTCCAACAGCTGCAACTCAAAATGGCGCATCCAGTTAAGAGACATTTCTACTCCTGTACGAAAATGAGGTGGCTGTATGTGCCGAGGTTGGTTTTGGTGGGCTCGTCTGGTGCGCCCTTATCGGTCGCCACCACCAGCGCGCCATCAATGCCAAGCTGTGGATATTGTCGTAAAAGGTTTACGCCGGTCAGTAGAGGTACGCCAGAGAGAAGCGCGGCACCGCCGCTATCCATCACGTCCATAATCCAGCCAGCCGCATCACGCCAGATGATCCTTAGTGTATACGTGGTATTGCCCAGCAAAACGCGGAACTGCTGATTGTCAGGAGAAAGCGGTATTTCGTTAAACTGCATATCATCCCCCGAATGCTGATGTAACGTTTCCGCCCAGCTGGCTCAGCAAGGATTCGTTTGGCGGTGTAGTGGATTTCATCCCGGAATTCTGCACCGCCGATGTGCTGACGCCATCCTGCATATCTGATTTATCTGCAACGCTAACGCTCTGCGTCTGCGACATGATCACTTCACGCAGGGTAAGCGTGCAGTTCAGCACGTTCTCGCTGGTTTTATCCGTTGTCACCTCGATGGCTCGCACCAACATATTGCTGTAAACCCGCTTTCCGGTCACTACATCGAACGGCACCCGAGAGGACTGGAGATCCAGTAGTTGCTGATAGGTCTCTTTCGGGCTAAGTCCGGCGCTGAGGCCGATTGACGATGTATCAATGAAGTCCAGCAACGAACCGCCACCTGCGAAGCCGCATTCCATCGTGACTTCGCTGGGGCGCTTATACGCATGATCGGCGATGAAACCCGACGCGCTATTCGTTGTTGGCTTCTCCACCGGATGCTCAGTAATTTCGAGCGCATCAGAATGCTTTTCGGAGACGACCACGCTGGGGATCAGCAGGCCAATTCGCCGGGATTGCTGGCGAAAAATCGCTGATAAAATATCCATTATCTCGGTCCTGCGGGGAGTTGCTGGGTTAACTGTGAATTCACGCCCTTTTGACGGTCAACAGTCAAACGGGCAGCTTCACGCGGATCGGAAACACCGTGGATGTTAATATTCGTTTCCTGCTGAATCACCGGGGCGCTGGTGGGCATATTGCTCATTACTTTCGGAATGTAGTTGCGCGTTTCCTGCGGCATTAGCCCCATTCCATAACGCTTAACATTCCCGATCCCCCAGTTATATGATGCCAGTGCTTTGCTAAGGTCTCCGCCGTTCTGCCGCAACAGCTGGCTGAGGTACTTAGCGGCTGCCTGAGCTGACTTTTCCGGGTCGAATACATCATTCCCACGCAGGCCCATGTCGCGCGCCGTGCCATCCATAAACTGAAACAGTCCTTTCGCGCCTGCGCCGGACACAGCGAACTGGTTACCACCCGACTCGGTGATCGCCACGCTTTTCAACAGGCCAGCAGGCAGCTGATAAAGAGACTCCAGCTTATTGAACAATGGCCCCATCCAGTCGAGCAAAACCTTGCCCTGCGCTGTGGCTTGTGGGCGTTTAACCGACTGCGCTCGCTGCTCCGGCTCCAGTCCCATCTCCTGAATTTTTCGCTGGATTTGCTCATCAGTGAAAAAGTCTTTGCCGGGATTTTCCTTTCTCAGCGCCTCATATGCCTGCTGCCTTTCAGGTACGATATTGCTGCCTATACCGCCAATCGACGCCATTTCTTCACTGGTGGTCGGCGTATTGTTGGCAGGAATGAACATAAGCAACCAGGGATTCTTGATTGCCAACTGAGCGATCCCCTGCGCCAGCTTACCCAGCCCACCAATAGAGCCGCCAATTGCCTTACCGAGCCCCATAAATCCGGCGACAAGTCGCCCGATACCAGTGAGCATGGAGAACAGCTTCGCACCGGCCAGAAAGCCAAACAGGATGGTAAGCGTATTTTTCCAGCCGCCGAGGTTGTCCTTGAGCTCCAGAAACTTATCGCGCAGCCACTTGAACACCTTCTTTGCCTGCTCAATTTCTGGCTGCCATTTGGACCAGTCAATCAGGCTTTTACCGCCCTCTTTCCACGTCTGGTAATCGTCGTACAGCAATCCGATCGCCAGAATCAGTGTGGTGATAATTCCAATCGGGGATTTCAGGAACGCAGAATTAAGCAGACGCCATGCTACCAGTAGAGCACCGAATATTTTCAGCAGATTTTTACTGCCATCATCAAGACGCTTCCACCAGTCAATGACAGAGCCAGCGCCCTGTATAAGCCGCCACGCCATTCGTGTGAAGGCGTTTGCAAGCCAGATCACGCCCTTAATAACTTTGGTCAGAGTCTCTTCAATCTTCGGGAAGTTGTCGAGGATGCGCCGCCGCAGGCTGTCCAGCGAACCAGCCAAGCCACCAGCGAGATTTGAGCCGATCTTGTCCCGCATAATGCCAAACAGCGACGTAAGCCCGTGCATGGACGTCATGAATTTGTTGGACTGAACGGCTGCCTTATCAGCGTTGAACCCCGTCTTTTGCAGCATAGACTGGTAATCGGCGGTAAAGCCATTCATGCCGCGCCGCATCGCCATCAGCGTGTTTTCATCGATACCGAGCATCTGCGCGTATTGCTTCGCGCGGTAATACGGCATGTTGTTGAGCTTTTGCCCAACGCCAGTAAAGATGGCAGCAGTATCACGCATCTTTCCGCTGGCATCGCGGGTCTGGACACCAAGACGGTTCAGGAACCCTTCCGCCCCCGGATTGCTACGCATGAAGCCAGCCAACCCTTCGAGGGAGGACATGGCCGACTCAGCGCTGGCGCCAGTTTGCGATGCGGCATAGCCCAGCGCTTTGATGCCCTGGACGCTGGCCCCCGTCCGCTGGGATGCCCAGTAAATTTTATCCAGACCATTCGCGATCTGGGTGGTAAATCCGACAATGCTCAGCGCTGCGCCTTCCACCACCGCGCCGACCTTCATAACGTTTGCGGTAACGCCTTTCAGCACGGCTTCAAACTTATTAGCGCCAGCCTGATCGATATCGAATCCCAGCGAAACAAGGAAATCTTTAATCGTATCTGCGTTACCGCTCATTGGCCGCTCTCCATTTATCTACCCGGGCGTCGTTATCCTCGCGCATGTCGAGGTAGTCATTGAGAAGCGCGATGCGGCAGAGGTCTACCGCACCGCTGTTAAGGTCTTTCTGGTCAATCTGGAAGGCAAGCGCCGGACGAAGAATAAAATCTTCACCGCCCGGCAGGCTGTTGAAGGTTATTCCGCTGGCGGGGTGGGCGTCTCGCTGGTAGGGAGTCCTTGCAAAAAATTTCCCAGCGAGTCGGCGACCACCCGCGCCACCAGTTGCAGCATGGTCAACAGGTCGATATCGTCAAACGCCATTTCGCCATGCTGGCAGACCGGCACCCAGCCTTTCATGTGCTCGCGTGAAACAACGGAAAGGCAGGGGAACAGGATAGCGTCCACGTCGCCATCGCTCAGATCGGACACAGCATTGGCAATCTTTGGCAGGATGGTAGCCATCGCGCCTTCGGTGTCTTTGCTGCTGATCTTCTCCTGAACGCTCCGAAAGTCAGAAACCATCCCGGCCAGCACCGGCAACAGCTTGCGGGATACCTTCAGCTGTTCGAAAACGCTGAGCTTTGCGGTGCGATATTTCACGCCTTTAATTTCGAATTCCATGCGTTAAAACTCCCCGAGCAGCTGGTCAATCTTGCCGCAGTCGAACACCCAGGAAACAGTCCCGCCCTCTTTGGCGTTATTGAAATCAGGCTGTTTCTGGAATGCGCACGAACGCGCAGTAGAAATATCACCCGATGCCGTGTTGCGAATGACGATCACGTTATTGCCCCAGGTGGCAGAGGACTGGCTTTGCGCGTTATACGCCAGAGACAGCTTCTTGTTCACCGGGGAGGTTTTCAGCAGCGTCACCGTAATGGTGCCTGACTTATCGGCGTGCAGGCTGTGCATCACTTCGCCATCGGCACCGATGGTCATAGTGTTCTTGTTGCCGCCCATGGTCTGGGTGATACCTTCCTCAGAGTTCGCAGAACCCTGACCAAGATCGATAACGCCGGTCGGCCCGGTGAGCGACGCGGTTACATCGAGAAAAGAATAAGTTGCCATTTATCGCTCCTTAGCGAACCACGTTGATCTGCACATCGGCATAATGAACTGCGCCAGCCAGCTTACAGGCCACCTGAATTAACGGTGCTTTGCGCGCTTCGCGGTCGGCCTGCGCCTGTTCGGACAGCGGTTGCGCATACACGTAATAGCCTTTGGTCAGCGTATCGCCGGAATTCAGCTGTCCGATAGGGCCACCATTCCACACGCCAGCCGCTACCAGACCATTCGTGACGGACTGATCCATGGACTGTTCAACGTTGGAAAGCAGACGGGTCACACCGGCATCAGTCTGCGGAATTTTGGTGGTGCTGGTGTAAAGCAGGTTATAGAGGTTGGTCTGAACGTAGTTCTGCAACCAGTCGAGCCCGTGGCGCTCGTCGAAGAAGTCACCGTTCGCCATGACACCCTGTTGCAGGATCGCCGTGTCGTTGGCGTAGTACACGAACACGTTCGCATTCTTCGCATCCACAGCCGCCGCCTGTCCTACCGTCAGCGTTTCGTAGGTTACGCTCGGTTCCTGTTTGAATTTCAGGGTAATGGTAGTATTGCTGCCGTTGAAATTGACAGTAAACGCGCGACCGAAAGCTGAAACCGCCGCATAAGGGCTGCTGGTGGAATATTGAATAAAGGTACGGGTATACTTACCGGCCTTTAATTTAGACGCAACATCGGTCGTCGAAGTCGTGCTGATGATCTCAGCGTCGGCTGACGTTACCCCGAAAATGCGGCTCAGGCTGGACGCTTCGATGAGTTTAGCAACCTCAATCACGTCGTCAGCATCAAGCACATCATCGCCATCAGCAACATCATCAGCGACAACCAGCCCATACCAGTTGGTATACTGCAGGCAGGCATTAACAGCTTGCACGATGGTTTCCACGCTTCCACCTTCGGAAGAGGTCAGCGTCTTCGCCCAGCGGCCAACATAAACCTGCGTCGGCTTCGGCGACTGGCTGAAGAAAACCTGCGCCGCTTCATATTCCGGGCTGTCGACTCCGAAGTCCTCGCCAATGTCCTCAACGGACGCATAAAGGCGAACGCGCTCCTGCACCGGAATGACAGTGGAAGAACCGAGGATCAGCAGCGCGCCGAAGTTACGACCAGTAGCCGCTTTCGGCGAGATGATCACATCAACGTTTACAACGTTGGATACAGGTAAGCCCTGCGTCATAGTTTATTCTCCAAAAAAGGTGACTGGCGCTTCCACCAGCGATTTAATGCCGTACTCGCGCACGACCTTCCGGCGCAGGCGCACCGTCATGTCGTAGCGGCGAACCCATTGCTGGTTGATAAGTTCGGGGAAAGGGGTCAGACCGGTATAGTCGCCCAGAGACAAACCAAGCGCGTTCAGCTCAGCATTGTTTTGCGGGACAGATATGCCATCGCGAAAACGGGACGCATAAGACATACCAGCCGGGCCATAGAACGACGCCATGCACTCGAACGTTTCATGCCGCCAGAGCTGAGCGCCCTCGTCGGTCTGATTGGTGAATGCAGGGTTGTTATCAATGAGCAACCCGGTAACGCCAAACGCGCACCAGTTCGTTTCAACGGGTGGCTGTGGCGGCTGATTTTTCTGCCAGCGCGGACGAACCATTCCAGACGGCAAGCCGGAAACATTGCGCATCCACTGGCTTAGCAGCCTGTCGAGCGCTTCGTCATAATCCGGATCGCCACTGGTTGGTATCAGCCAGCCGCGCTCTGTGCTGGTGTTATTGCTCAATGGGAGTTCCCCCATCAAACGGCAGTAATTCACAATGAGCCTGGACGAAGCCAGCACCGTAAGCCGTATACGGGTCGACGAATGTCACGCGATAATCACGGTTCTGATACGTCACGATATCGGCATCACGGCCAGTCTGCCCCTGCGTCAGCCGCTCAGTTGTCACGATGAGAATCGCGCCGCTGATAACCTGCCCGGCCTGCATGCGGCGGTTTTCCAGGGAGCGGTCAACAGTAACAACCCCGGCAAACTGCGTTTTAACTTCGCTGTCGCTGCCGATCCCGTCATCGTCCACCGTTTGCGCGCGACGCGTTACCCACAGGTTGAAGTCGCAAAAATCGGGGTCAAAAAGCACGTCTGTTACATCAAGAGTCGGCATCTTTATCCCTCACAATATGGGTAATAGCTCTGCGATATTGCCCGGTGTCGATTAGCGGTTTCACCAGATCGGTTCCAGGAGACTCACCAGCAGCGCGCCGCGCAAGTTCCTCTTTTGCCCCTTTGCGCCCACGGCGTGCGCGTGCTTCAACGGTGCTATCAGCAAGCGGTGTAAAGCCGGTAATGGTCATGTAACGCCTGACACCATTCGCGGCCAGCGTTCCGGCGCGGTTAAGCGCTCTTTCCGCACCCGCCGCATTTCCATCAAGCGCAGCCTGCGCCGCTGCTTTGAGCTGCGGCACCGTCTGTTCCTCTACGGATTTAACGCCGGGGATCAGGTGCGGGCGTGGGGGTATGTTTTGCGCTGGTGAGCCGTATTCGTTGACGTAACCGATCCCGGCATTACCAAACGGAACATCCTCACGCTCGCTGTCTTCTTCCGGGATGCCCACCAGCACATCCTTTTTGGTTAGCGACCGGAGCGCATCCAGAATGACCTGAGCGTTATCAACCCTCGTTGTTACACCACTTTTGAAACTCATAGCTGGCGACCGCCCGCACCGAACATCGTGATCAGCTGATAAAATTCAGCGCCATATCGGGTGTTATTCCAGAAGCCTGCGTCAGGGTTTAGCGTCGCGCTGGTGTCATAGCTGACGCTTACCTTGTCAACGGACTTGGAGGACTGAACACCATTGGTTGAGCCACTCGGGCCGCCGACGAGCATTGCCCGGCTATCTGCCGCCCAGAGCGTCATGTAGTGAGCCACGAACAACTCGACAAAGTACGGAAACAACTCTTTGCCGGTGACGTTTTCGCTCAGCAGCACATCAGCCAGATTCAGACGAAACTGGATTTGTGCTTCGGGATATTTGGCAGGGTCAGCAAACTGTGGAAAGTCGCGCCGAAAATCACTTACTGTTGGCAGGCTTTGATTCTTTGGCATCTTTCGCCCCATTACCGCCAGTCTGGGCGGCAGCAATCTGCGCTTGCAGGCTGTCGTTCTGCTCTTGCAGCTTGAGCAGCGCTTCTCGCAGATCGGCAATCAACTGATCTTTATCGATAATCTGCTTATCTTTGTCGGCAATCTGAGCTTGCAGGCTGTCGATAATGGGTTGCAGATCATCGGTGTCGCTAATCACGCTTTCGGAAAGCTCGGAGTGCGCCTGGGTGAACCAGTGCGACGCGACCTCTTCCGGTACGTTATGCCGTCCCCGGCCAAACTCCCTTTTTGACTGATCGCCGAGCGTCAGCGTAAACGGGGTGTGAACATGGATGGTAACCAGCTTTTCTTTCGCCATTTTCAGTTCCCTTCTGGCCCCTTTCGGGGCCGTTCTGGTTATCAGATACCGTCCACGTAGGACAGGGTTTCTTTGTACACTGGCTCAACCGCACCGAGCTTGCCGTAGTAGGTCGCAATCTGATACAGACCGCGATACTGGACAGGAACGCTCTGCAACGGCACCAGCGGATAGCGCACGTATTTCTTGTCGTTGGTGTAGGCGATCATACGGTCTTTACCGCCAACCCCACGCCCTTTCAGCCATTTGACCGCTTTGATTTCAAGCGGAACGCCGTTCTGGTGGAAAGCGATAGTGTTCACAGCCAGATAGGTCAGCAGTGACTGGTTACCCGCTTCGGAAACCTTACGGCTCGCCAGCAGTGAATACTGCTCTGGCGGAATGCGCAGATCAGAAGGCACGATGGAATAACCGGATGCTGCCCAGGCATTAGACAGAATGCTGTTCACGCTATCGAGGATCTCGTCGTTGGTTGAGTTCGCCCAGGTCTTCGGCGCGTTGTTCAGCGTCACACCGACGAGGTTTGCCAGACCTTTCAGGCCGAGTGCGTCATCACCGATGTAAACCTGCTCGTCGTTGTCCATCTGCCATTTGAGCTGCATCCCGTCGTACTTCTGGGTATCAATCGGGCGGCCTACCTGCTGAGCAGCTGCCAGCTCTACAACGGTCCAGCCCAGTTCCATACCCCAGAGGTTCAGTGGATTGCCGTCTTTGCTGATATCCACGTTCACGCCAGCAATAGCGGTGGAGTCTTTGCCTACCCAGTTTTTACCATTCGGATTTGCACCAGTACCCGCAGCGGCGAAGCTGGTATTCGTCCAGCTGGAAATGTCATCTGCGATAGACACGTCTTCACGCAGTTGAATATCTCGGGTCCAGGTGTACCCCACCAGAGGCAGGTTCAGCGTCTGGTCGAGTCGCTCCAGCTCCCCGATGAGAAAGGCACCGGAGCTATCTACGGTTGCCTGATCAAAAGTAATCATTTGTCTGTTCCTTAAATCTTCCAGGAGATTTCTACATTGCCGTTAGCGTCACCGGCCCCTGTGAATTCGGCGTTGGTCAGCGCCACGTTTTTGCCACTGACGGACGTGGACATGAAGCCGCCCAGCGGCACTTTTATGGATTCATCAGTGGAGACGACAACGTATACCGGGTCGCCTTTTTTGATGGTGCTGGCATCAAAATCAGAACCGAGATTAACGGTCATGTAGCCACGCTTCATGGCGTCACCCGGGAAGTTCTTATCCGTCCCCACCTGGCGAACCATGTCTGGCTGCGATGTGGTCGGATACGGACGAACGTAGATCCCCTTCACCTTGTCGGCGGTGTCACCGTCCGCCAGCGGCACGAAAAAGCCGTCAGCGTCATATTTGCCAGCCAGACCATAGGCAGCGAAGGCGTTAGCGGATTTAAGGATCACCGGTTCGACGGTTAAGTCCTGCGGGCGAGAGATAGCCCCGGCAATGCCAACAGGCATCCGGTACAGATATGCAGTCATTGGATTATCCTTTGCGGTTAGACCAGAAGTCGGCGTTTTGTTTGTTCAGGGAAGCGATGCTGGTCATGCCCATATTTGGACGTTGTGCATCGCCCGTGGTGCTGCGGGTGTTTCGCCCTTTGGCAATCTCTGACACAGCGTTAAACGCCATATCTACCGATTGCTTGGGCAATTTGCGGATATCCGCATCACCGACAACCTGGCGAACCAGTGTTTTGTCAGCGGCAGCCAGCACATCACGTTTGAACGCGGTCGGTTTCACCTTACGGCTCAGATCGATACCCGGGACGATAACCTCGGCACGATAGGCAGAGTCACCGGTAATCGTGGTTTCCTCTTCGTCGTCCTCGCCGTCGCCGGTCGGATCTTTTTTGTCTTTTTCGTCAGGCTTATTGTCGTTATCGCCCGTCGCAGTTCCTTCGAGCTTAGCCAGCAGGGCTTTGAGCAAGGTTTTGATATCGTCCTCGCCGTCGCCGGTTGGATCTCCGCCCATTTCCGGCTTTTTGTCCGGCAATGGTTGCTGCGGTGAAAGGTTAATGTTGAGGTTAACGCCGCTCGGCAGATCCCCTTCGTCACCCGTTACCGCCGCTGGCGCAGAGTCCAGCAGTTCGTTCATGGTGTCAGCGTCACCCGTTTTGATGGCCGTGCGCATGCGGGTCCACCAGCTTTTCTTTTGATTTGCCATTGTGTCTCTGTCTCCAATTGCACAACGATTTCCGGCTCTGCCTTTAGGGACAAGAGCCACATGGTTTCCGGTAATATCGACCTGCTCGGCTTTACCTGGCTCGGTCTGCTCGTACTCCGCGTCATAGCCGCACGACACTTCGCGCAGACCATCTTCGATAAGCTGAATGGCGCTTTCGTCTTTGACGATAAGGTCTGCCAGCATCAAATCAGACTGGTCACCAGTCCCGCGCCGAACGTTCTGAAGATGCCCGACCGCAAGCTCTTTCCAGTTCTCGGGATTTACCAGCCGCACATTCCCGTTTTCATCTTCAGGATGCAGGATCGTGATGCTCATCCCTTCGAATGAGGCGAGCGTGGCCGGATGGAATACCTGCTCAGGAGAACGCGTTACGACTATCTCACCGAGCTTGTCGGGTTTGAGGTTTGGCAGATCGGCAGCGCCGTAGAGCTGCTTACCCGTTCGACCTATCGGCACGTCTTTACACAACAGCGAGCCGTCAGCCAGCTGATAGCGGGTTTCCCCCAGCCGGGTATTGAAAAAATATTTCATGGTTTACCTGCGATTCAGGCGAGATAAGAATGAGGGTTGGGGAAGACGATTTCTTTGTAACAGCGGCAGTTCGGCAGCTCACCAGCGTGACCGGTCATACCGTCAAGCGTTGGAGGTCGGCCCCATTCGACAAACTTACCTTCCATCTCCCGATGAGAATGCCGGACGTCGCCATCTTCGGCTGTACGCCAGATATAACCATTCGAGCCGATTGACAGCGCACGCGCCTGATCCAATGCACCGGTTGCGCGCCCAAGCTCAGTCCGGGCGATAAGGTTCGCTCGTGAGCGTGACACGTCACCGGAAGCAGCTATCTCTTTCGCGAATGGCTCAGCGCGGCCACCAGTTACTACAGCCTCGATGGCCTTGTTCTGAATGTCATACACCCGATCGGCGGCCTCAAGAGGCAGAGATTTGATGTACTTAATTTGCTCGGCGACGATGGATTTCATCACCTGGCCTACCGGGGCGCGGTCGACCATGTTGCGTAGTTCTGCGCTGATGTTCCGACTGTGCTGACGCCACTGCTTTTCATTCTGGCGCGCAATGTCGGCGGTGAAGCTCTCAGCAACCTTAGTCGCCCAGGGGGTGATGATTTCGCTGTAGCGCTCCAGCGCATCCATTATTTCGGTGACGCTATCGTTTGAACCATCGTAGCGACCATTTACGATATCCCCGACCGCCCGCGCTATCTGCCGTAGGCTCGTTCGATATCGGATCTCCGCCTGGCGGCTCTGGCGGTTTGTCGCCAAGTTCGCCGATGCCTGGCGGCGCTTCGTCTTCGGCATTCTCGATATCCTCGTCGGTAATGGATGCCCCGATGCCGGTGACGTCAGAGTTTTCGCGCAGGTCGGTCATCGCCGCCTTACGCGTCATCAATCCGTCGCCCAGCGCGGTACTGATCGCGTTGGTGGTGTTTACGGCCACCGTTGATCGGTCAACGTCTGACATTTGCCATAGCGGGTTAAACTCAAACGTGAAATCGTCCGGCAGCGGCTTTCCGAGTTCCGAGCGGTGCATAATGTCCAGTATCCGGCGCATCGGCAGCCGTAAGCGGCGCTCCTGCAATGAGCTCACCCGGTCGTAATAGTTGGCGAGGTCTGCATCACCAGTAGAGAAGCCTTTCGGGGATTGACCGAACAGGCGTACCAGCGGGATACCAACGGCACCGCTGATCTGCTCAGCAAACTGCGAAAGAATGTCATCCAGACCACTAAAGCTGTACTGGTGGGTTTCGAACTTATCCCGCGAGTCCATGAGCGTCATACCTTCATTGCTCTGGAACTGGCGGATCAGGCCGATGTTCTTCAGCAACGCTTCGAACGCCGGGCCTCCAAGCGCGATAAGCTCGCGCAACTTCTCCACGCTATAGGTACGCAGATGCGCTTTATAGACCAGCTGCGCCGCGCCGACAGTAGCGCTATCGAACGCAGTAAGCCGATCCCAGATACGCTCTACAACCGACATTCCCCATTCGTTTTCGGTCATCTTCTGCTGGAATGGCAGCGTCACCCCGTCGAAGCGAATCAGGCGGCTGTGATGGATGCGCCAGGCCGGGATGCCCGTTGCAGTGGTCACCACGTCGTAAAACTCAGGCTTGCCGAGGTCCGGCCCCATATCTTTAATGCGGCGGGTCAGCACCGGGTTAATCATCCAGCGGTCGAGCGGGAGAATGCCCTTAAACTTGCCTTCTCCAATGGTTTCGAGCCGCAACGGGGTCATTGGTGCCTGCCCCTCAATCATGATGAAGCCCACCGCGCCGCCGTAGAGACGCGACCATTTCAGCACGTCGTTCAGCGCATCCCAGATCTGCAACTCATCCAGCTGCGCTTCCAGGGTGCCACGGTCTTTGGCGTCAATCTCCGAAGTGATGCGAATGCCTTTCCGGGTCATATCGTCCGGGATAGCGTCGACCGCTTCGCCGATAACCCACGATCCGCGATATGACCATTCCACCAGCATGCGGTTGCGGCTGGTGAAGTTTGCCCGGTAGGTCGATGCTGAATGCTGGTTAGGCGTCTGCATCCCCACGCGGGCGACAAAGTTTTCATAGCCATCAGCGGTGGCCTGCGCCGTTCGCTGAGAGGCTTGCTTGTTTCGTGCCATCAGGCCTGTCTCCCTAGCAGCTCCCAGATGTTCAGGGCTGAATTCATTGGCGCGTAGCTGATCATCACCGAGTCGGCGAGGTTCGGCGACTTGGTGCCGTCAGGCTGTTTATCAACAACGATTTTCCCCACACCGTTAATGGAATAGGTCGGTTGCGACAGCTCGATGATGAGTTTGTCTTTGCTCGCCATGGCGCTGCTGATTGAGATAATTTCGTCCGGGTTGTAGGCCATTCCCTCAACCACGGCGCGATAGGTGTTCTGGAAAAGCTTGCGTAATTGCCACCAGCTCTGGGCCTTGGCGTTAGCAAAGAAGTCCTTGTTCAGGCGGGCGGCCTGTCCGTTGTCGCCGCGCACCGCTTCGTCGTCCGGATCAAACACCGCGCCGCTACCGCGAAACGGTGTGGCGAGTATTGACGGTCGGCGCGCAGCGTTACGCAGTTCGTTGATGGCGCGTGCATCGCCGCGAACGCCAGCGCCCAGGCCGTCCTCGTCGAAGCGAAATTCTTCGAGGTTGTCCTGTTCGCAAAAGCCGAAGACCTTCTCAACGGACTGGTAAATGTCGCTGCCCACGCCGGACCATTCCCGCACGTTCTCCAGGAGGAAGCCGTGACGGGTCGAAAAGGCGTTTTTGTCCCGGCCTTCGTCGGCGACGTCCATCGCGCCCAGTCGCTTGCCCGTTGGCTGAATACCAAGTTTGATATGCGCGTCGACGGCAGCCTGTACCCAGTCGGACGGGATCAGGACGCCTTCCGCAGATGCGCTGTAGTTCAGATCAAGTTCCTGTGCCACCACCACCGGATTATCGATTTTCTCGCATTCCCTGCGATACCACTCTTCATCCTTGCGAGGATCATCCCGCCAGTGGAATGTGAATACCGGTATCTTCCCGCCGTGACGCTTCTGCGCGAACGGGTTCGCCATGCCATTAACTGAACTCAGGTCAATACGGCAACGCGTCGTTTGTGACAACGCCGCATCAATCAGCAGAGGACGCTGAAGGAATGCAGCCTCATCAACCAGATAAAGCGTGGTACGGTCACCACGACCAATATTATCGCCAGCCTCGCCTTTGATAACGGCACCAGTATCAGGAAACTCAACACGCATATATGGCGCGTGCTTCTTCTCGCTCCACGAACCGCGAAACTCTACAGGTAGTGTTTCCACGAACTTGCGCGCCTTCCAGAACAATGCTTTCGGGTCACCAGTGCTGTCGACGTATTCCTCTTTACGGGAGCCGAAACCGATAACCATTTCTTTGTTGAAGAGACAAAGCGAGCAGGCCAGTCCGATCGCGGTCCAACTGAGCCCCATTTCACGGGATTTTTCGGTAATACCATTCTCCCTATTGCCCCAGCGTTCCATAATCCAGTGGATCCACTCCTCCTGCTTAGGGAAGAGTAAAAACGGAATGGTCACCGGCAGGCCATAATCAATATTACGCGGATCCGTTGTCATGCCCCAGTCGATGATGAACTGAGCCGGGTTGGTTCGGTAAAACTGTTTTAGTGCTGGCAATATTTCAGGGTTCTGGCGAATGCGCTGTAGGCGTTCCATCCGCCATTCAAAAACCATCTGGTAATCAGGATGTTTAAAATCGAAGGGGAATGGTAACGGCATACTTAGCCCATCATTTTTCTATACGCCTCTGCAGCCTGCTCCGGCGTTAAGTTGGTAATTTCTGTTCTGACTGGTCCTCCATCAGCGCCAGTCACTTCATTTTTGACGTTGTCTTTAAACGCCTGAACAGAAACATGACGCCCAAGCAACTCAAGGTTTTTAACCTTATCAGGCCATTTGATTTTCTTCAGAAGTGCGGCGCTATCTGCGGATACCATCTCCACGACATCCATTCCTGATAGCGTTGTGCGCCATACCTTAGGCCAGTCTTTGATGGGTTTTAGCTCACCGTTTTGCAGGAGAATGTCAAGCACATCCATCTGGTCGATTTCAATAAGGCGATTAAGTACATATTCTGCATTAATACCAACAAGATCATTGCGTTGCGCTTTCAGTTCGGCGATTCTTAACTTGATGTCAGGTTTTGACAGGTTTTCGGATGCGGTACGGTTAGCTGTCTTTGCGCTGTACCCCGCCCGAATAGCCGCTTGCGTGGCGTTTAAATCGATGAGGTACTCGCGACAGAACATTTCTTGCTTGTCGGTGAGTGCCATAAATTACCTTTAAGGATTTCACATGAGTGATGAATACAAACAGAAAATCGGCATTCCAGATGACCATACACTTGAGCTTGTCTCTTCTAACTGGAAAGGAGCTCGAAAAGGTCAGGATACCGATGAATACCTTTACCGTGAGTTGGACGCTGCGGGAAATGTAGTGGCCACTTATGAAATTAAAGATTCAACTTCTATATATCCACCATTCGGAAGATCTATCTCTTATAAGAAGGTCTAAGCAACCAACTGACCAGCATGGCATTTCCGATTGAACATTTACACGTCCAGGATAATGCCATGTCTATTCCACAGTTCTATCGTCACCTACCGATATTGGCGTGAACTACACGTACTTGACATCAGCAGGAGCGAAGTACGCCCCCCTCCCGTCTAGGTCGCCAGCGGCACAAAGCCATTAACCAGCTCAGGCTGACGTCGTGACATCTTGCCCGTTTACTCGCCGCCGTCATTCGTATTCAGTTTGATGATGTAGATGTCGGACATTGAGAGCCTCTTTATCCGCTTGTGGGGATATCAGTTAAGTTATCCCGTGTAGGGTATAAGCCATTATCAAAGCCATTCTGCAAGGAATGGCTTTTGTGATGGCAATAAAAACAGCCGCAGGAGGTTAGATTAAGTCTTCACGTTTTACATATTCATCGATGTGATAAAGATGCATAAACTTTTCATCATGCCCACCAAATATCTGTGTTATCGATTCGTCATCCCGGCCTTCAACAATTAAATGCTTTTCATGTGTTCCCGGCATAAATAACGCCTTTACAACATGTTCTAAGTGGTGTTTGAACTGTATGTGAAGCTCTCTTTCATCCTCAAAAGGAATATTTTCGGTAAGTTCAAAATAACGAAATGCCATATCTACCTCCCGTATAATGAGAGCTCATCATTAATGAATTTTCTTGTCATGACAATGACAAATTATTTCAGGTTCCATTAGATATAGCTTTGTAATGAACAGGCACTTATCTCAACGCAGCCCCTTACCGCGCGCCAGATGCTCAACTTCAAGCATCAGCAATGAGATGTTTAATCTGGATTCACTCCAGAAGTGAGCACCACCCTGTCTACAGAGCCAGATGTGAAGGATGATGAGTAAAATTATCGCTATCATCGAAGGCATTGCGTCCTGATGTATTCCTGAAGCGTTCTCAATGCTGTTTGGTCGCGGATAATTCCGTCCCGGATACCGAGAACGTTTCGTCCAGCAACTGGAGAGAGTTCGACGGTGGCATCATTGCCCATGCCGGAGGCGCTGGAGGTTTCGGCTGAGGATGGCACAGGGCATTTTCCTTTGACGAGCACCCTGCCACCATTATCAAGCTTGCGCCGAAGAGCATCATTTTCAGCTTTCGCATTGGCTAATTCTCTCGAGTACTTTGCATCGAGCGCAGCAACATCACGCTGACGCTGCTGCATGTCAGCGATGGTGGCGGTCGCCTGCTTCAGCTCACTGACTTTTTTATCACGCTGTTCTTTATAGGCGATGGCGTTATCACGATAATGATTAACAGCCCATGACAGGCAGACGATGATGCAGATAACCAGAGCGGAGATAATCGCGGTTACTCTACTCATACATCAATCTCTCTGACCGTTCCGCCTGCTTCTTTGAATTTTGCAATCAGGCTGTCAGCCTTATGCTCGAACTGACCATAACCAGCGCCCGGCAGTGAAGCCCAGATATTGCTGCAACGGTCGATAGCCTGACGAATATCACCGCGATCAATCATCGGCAAAGCGCCACGCTCCTTAATCTGCTGCAATGCAACAGCATCCTGGCTTTTAGGAGAGAAGTCTTTCAGGCCAAGCTGCTTACGGTAGGCGTCCCACCAACGGGAAAGAAGCTGGTAACGTCCGGCTGCTGTTGATTTGAGTTTGGGGTTTAGCGTGACAAGTTTGCGAGGGTGATCTGAGTAATCAGTGAATAGCTCTCCGCCTACAATGACGTCATAACCATGATTTCTGGTTTTCTGCCGTCCGTTATCAGTTCCCTCTGACCACGCCAGCATATCGAGGAACGCCTTACGTTGATTATTGATTTCCACCATCTTCTACTCCGGCTTTTTTAGCAGCGAAGCGTTTGATAAGCGAACCAATCGAGTCAGTACCGATGTAGCCGATGAACACGCTCGTTATATAAGCGAGATTGCTACTTAGTCCGGCGAAGTCGAGAAGGTCACGAATGAACCAGGCGATAATGGCGCACATCGTTGCGTCGATTACTGTTTTTGTAAACGCACCGCCATTATATCTGCCGCGAAGGTACGCCATTGCAAACGCAAGGATTGCCCCGATGCCTTGTTCCTTTGCCGCGAGAATGGCGGCTAACAGGTCATGTTTTTCTGGCATCTTCATGTCTTACCCCCAATAAGGGGATTTGCTCTATTTAATTAGGAATAAGGTCGATTACTGATAGAACAAATCCAGGCTACTGTGTTTAGTAATCAGATTTGTTCGTGACCGATATGCACGGGCAAAACGGCATGAGGTTGTTAGCGCAACCTCCTGCCACCCGCTTTCACGAAGATCATGTGTAGAAGGCCGCAGCGTAACTATCACTGATGAATTCAGGATAGTCAGTGGCTACGGCTCAGTTATGGTGCTGGTTAACGGACTTGAACCGCTACCCATTCGCTTACAAGGCGACTGCTCTACCATTGGAGCTAAACCAGCATGTTTGGCGGGACAGCGTGGACTCGAACCACGATAAGAAGGTTAACAGCCTTCCGTAATGACCTTTATACGACTGACCCAAATAAAAAAAAGCCACCGTTGCAACTTAAGAGTCACTAACGGCAGCTTACCTTCTAATTATGGCTAAATGGATAATTGCATGTCAAGGCCTTTAACAGCAACATGCTTAACTTTCTCAACACGTTTACGCATTTTGAAAGCATTTTGCATTGGCTGGTACAAAACAAATAACGACGCTTTCAGGATGTCGTCAATTTCGTTTCTACAGGTTGCCATTGAAGGTTTTCTCCATCCCTCGCCACCACGTCCACACATCTTGCGTGGCTTTGCAGTCGCGTGATAGTAGGATGCAATTGCTCGCTTAGATGAACCATGAGCGTAGTAGCTGAGGAGGATGCCAAAGGCTTTCTTATCAATGTACATGACGGAATCGACGACCTGAGAAATCAACATTCCATCATCATCATTACACATTGGCCTTGTCATAACTCTTCCCGGCTCTACGCTCTCCATGAACTTCGCTATTACGCTGCTCATGCGCTTTTCCAGACGGCCTGAATAAACCCATGCGCCCCACAGTTCAAGCCAGCCATTCAGCCACTCATGCTGTTCTTTGGTGAGGTTTAGTTCTCTTATGCCCACGCGCCTTCTCCCTGTGCCTGAATCAATGTGAGGTTTCCGCAGAACACTGCGCCGGTATCGATATACATCTGGTTGGCAAATTTGAGTGGTTTCACTGCTGGCGTATGACCAAAGATGAACATGTCCGCGCCTTTGATTTCTTTCACGATCCCGTCTTGTGAGTTGCTGATTCGTTCGCGGTTCCAGATTACCTGCTGATGATCAACTGGCTTTCCAAACTCATATTCGTCACAAGGATAATCGGCGTGGCAGATGACATATTTTTTATCTTTGCTCACCAGTTCGATGATTAACGGAAGTTCATCTGCTTTATGGGCAAGAGCTTTAGCCAGAATTTCTTTGTCGTAATCGAGATTAAAGAACCAGCCACCGCCATTAAGCATCCAGTGATTGACGTTTCCGCGCTCTGATAAGCCATCAATCATCATTTGCTCATGGTTTCCACGTACAGCTCTGAACCAGGGGAATGTGATTAATTCCAGGCATTCGACGTTCTCTGTACCGCGATCGACCAAATCGCCCACCGAGATAAGCAGGTCTTTTTTGTTGTCGAATCCAATCGTATCCAGTTTGTTCATCAGGTTCGTGTAGCATCCGTGCAGATCGCCAACTACCCAAATATTTCGGTATTTGCTGCCATCAATTTTTTCGTAATAGCGCATCTCTTTCACTCCATCCGCGATGAACCATGAGAACGTCGTTGACGATGGCGTGCATTTTCCCGTCTTTATCATCAACGTATTTTCTGACCGTACCGCGACTACATTTCAGTCTGCGTGCTACTTCTGTCTGGTTTCCGTATGCTTCAACGAGCATGTCTGGAATGGTTTTTACTGAGAACGTCATGCGGCCTCACTTCTGCTATTTCGCAGGTCTTTGAGTTTCTGTTGGTACTCTGCCTTGATCGCCTTGCACTCTTCGATAGTCCAGCGATGGCGGTTATGGTTTGATTCGATTTCGTCTACTGCTTCCTGCCCGATTCGGTTAATCAGTTCGACGCGATAGGGAACGAGATTTCCGCTTTTATGCTGGTTGCACACCACGCATTGCTTGTGAATATTGCGTTCATCAAATCGGAGTTGAGGTGCCGCAGAAGTTGTCCGGTAATGTCCGGCATCCCACTGAGCAGACGTGAGCGTTCCGCACGAGATACATGGTAAGTCGCGGTCTCTTTCTCTGATGAAGGCGTTTACGGCTTGTTGGGCTTGTTTAATCCAGTAACTGCGGGGCTTTAAGGCGAGTTTTCGAATCTTAAGTTTATCTTTCTGTTTCTGCTCCTCTCGTCGTCGTTTCTTCTCTGCTGCATTTTCCGCTTTTTCGCGTTCTTTGCTTCGTCGTTCGAGTGCTATCTTGGTTCCACACTCTGGAGAGCACCACCACTGATTGGCGAATGCAGGGTGAAACCATTCCCGACATTCATCGTTTTTACATCGTCTTCGCGCTGGTTTAGCCATCGTCTTCTTCCTCGTGCATCGAGCTATTCGGATCGCTCATCAGTTCTGCGCAGCAGTGCTCACACACGTGAACTTCCAGCACATGCAGCTTCTGACCGCAGTTAGCGCACGTTAAAGCTCGCTCGACGCTTTCTTTCTGGTATTGAAGGGATTGGGATGGGCTAAGCATTATTGGATTCTCCGCATCATGAGAAAGACAATCATGGCGGCACGGAGTGGATTGTCATATGCGACACCAACATTCGGTAAGGCATCATCAAACAAGTCCCTTGCGTTGTCTGTGGCGCACGGCATTGAGGGATTGTCTAAAATTATGCTGATGTTGTTTTCAGTGATAATCGGCCATGCGTCTGCTGGGTTTGCGCATGGGTTAAAGGATCCGCGCTCAACTTCTACTTCAACTGCGTCTCCGTTTACAATGTCTCCCTCAAATGAGACAAACACCATATCGCCATTCTCACCTTCTTTGTAATCCGGTGATCCGTTATGAATGGCTTCGAATACCGCCACGTTAATTTCAAAATCACTTAACTGTGAATAATCCATTGTCATTTCCTCGCACGATGTCTTAGCCACCGGATATCCCACAGGTGAGCCGTGTAGTTGAAGGTTTTTACGTCAGATTCTTTTGGGATTGCCTTGCGTTTATTTCTGGAGCGTTTCGTTGGAAGGTATTTGCAGTTTTCACAGATGATGTCGGTGATACTTCGTCGCTGTCGTCTCATGCCGCCCTCCTGACGCCCTGCCCGATCGCCATCAATGCCGCTTTGGATACGGTAGTAAACATCCGTCGAGGACTGATGAACGGTCGCCAAATCAGCAGCATGGAGCCTTTGCTGTTTCCCTTCTTCTCCAGCCCTGTCGATGGTTCGATAAAATTAATCCGTCCATCAGTGATAATGCGAACTTCGTCGACACTCTCCAGAGCCTTGCTGAACCATCCGACTGACATATCCTCTGGCACAAGCATCACTACCGTCTGTCGCTGTTGTATGCACTGCTCAGCGGCTTTTTCCACCCACGGCCTGATATTGCTATACGGTGGGTTATTCCAGATTGCACCGTGGCTTACCCACTCAGAATTTAGCGCGTCGTCGGCCTCAGTTAACCAGTGAGCGCACAGAGCATTTTTGTCGCTCGCTGCCGAATCCAGCCAGAATCCAAACTCAATATCCAGTGCATCAAAAAGCCAAAGCGGCGTTTGCCAGCAGTCCTTGTCGTGTGCTGGCGTATTTGATTTGATAGTCATGCAGCCCGATCTCCCCATCGCGCTTTCCATTCGAGAGCCAGTCGCGCTTCGTCTGACCACTTAACGGCACGCTCTGTACCGAATGCCTGTATAAGCTCTAATAGCTCCGCAAATTCGTTTACACGCATCCTGCTGGTTGACTGGCCTATTACCACAAAGCCATTCCCGGCAAGGTTAGGAACAACATCCTGCTGCTTTAATGCTGCGGTAAACACACACTTCCAGCTTTCTGCATCCAGCCAGCGACCATGCCATTCAACCTGACGAGAGACGTCACCAAGGCAAGCCCAAAGCTTTCGATTCTGGTCTAAGCTGCGGTTGCGTTCCTGAATGGTTACTACGATTGGTTTGGTTGGGTCTGGAAGAATTTGCTGTACCGCGTGAATAGCATTTTGCTGATGTGCTGGAGATCGAATTTCAAAGGTTAGTTTTTTCATGACTTCCCTCTCCCCCAAATAAAAAGGCCTGCGATTACCAGCAGGCCTGTTATTAGCTCAGTGATGTAGATGGTCATACGTCAGCCCCTTGTGCATATCGTCTGCCACGCGCAGCAGGTGCATTTGATGCTGTGCAAATCTGTCTGGCTTCATCCTGGTCACATGCAACAAAGTGTCCGTTGCAGAACCGCTGGTAAACCGTACCAAGTGAGCCAAAACGGTTTTTCGTCACAATGATTTCAGCAAATGGCGCGGCGCTACTGTTCTCGTCATATACAGCTTCCCGATAGAGCATGATGATTGAGTCTGCGTCCTGTTCAATGCTTCCTGAATCACGCAAATCTGCGTTTGTCGGGCGTTTGTTTGGTCGCTTCTCAACATCGCGTGAAAGCTGACTCAGGGAAATAACCGGTGTTTTCAGGTCTTTCGCCATCGCCTTCAGGCTTCCTGAGATGTGAGCAATTGCGAGGTCGTTGCGGTCTGCTTTCGGCTTCTCAATCAGGCCAAGATAATCCGCCATGATGAGTGACAGGTTTGGATTTTCCTGTTTGTGTCGTTCTGCGATTGAGCGTATTTCTTCGACCGATAACCGCGAGGCATCGACTACCCATACATCCAAATCTGCAAGCTGACTCATGCCGTTAGCAACACGCGCCCAGCCTTCGTCATCCATCGATGCAGGATTTCGCAGTACGCTAACCGACATCCTCCCGGCGTTGGCAATGCTTCGCTCTGCAATCTGCAATGCGCTCATTTCCATTGAGAAAATCAATACCCCGCGTCGGACGTCAGAACCAGGAATAACGCGGCTTGCAACGCCTTCGGCAATCTTCAGCGCCAGTTCGGTTTTCCCCATACCAGGACGAGCAGCGATTATCACCAGGTCTTCCGCGTTCATCCCTCCGGTGATGGCATCAAGTTCTTCGATTCCGGTCTTCAGGGTATCTGACTCTTCTCCGTTCCTCAGACGCCTGTCAAGCGTGTCAGTGTAGTCAGTAATGATTTCCCCTAACCGTACAGGTTTTACCTCGTCACGGGGCTTTCTGATGGCTGAGAGACGCTTTACAAGCTCGTCCATCGCCTGACTCGATGTATCGATGGTTCCGCTCTGAATTGGTTCACGCATTTCATCCATGATTTCCAGCACCAGACGGCGGTGATAGTTATCCGCGACCATTCCGGCATATCCCTTCAGGTTTGCGGCACTCGGGCAGTTTTTGCTGGTCATCAGGATTGACGTGAAATGCTCCTCTCCGCACGCCTCGGCAACCATCAGCGCGTCGATTAGGTTTCTGTTTCTCGCCTGCTTCCGGATAACCTCGAAGGCTTTCCGGTAGAGCGGAATTGAAAACGCTTCCGGCTCCAGCGTTGCCAGAACGTCACTGGCAGTTGGTGTTAATCCACCAATCAGCAGGCCACCGATAACGCTCGCTTCGATATCCTGTTTCATGCAATCCCCCTGTCTGCAAACTTCCCTTCCCGAACTCCCGTTAACGAATCTTCCCTCAGCAGGTAATCAAAATCAGCTGTCCAGCCCGTGTCGTTGTCTCCGAAGTAAAACGGCTTGGCCTGATGCACAAACGCCCTGACATACGCTCTGAAACCGTCCACGTTTGGCGTTTTCAGTTGCGGGATGATTTTCTTCAGGCGGCGTTTGCGTTTCTCGTTGACCGCAACAGCATGAGGAAGTCTGTCACCGACTTCGGTGTTGTAGGCGTTCAGGAAGGATTCGTAGTCGATTCGTTCTGCCTTGCGACGTTCAGGTTTAACCTGCCCATCGCCGCCCCCGTTAGGGGGTAAGGGGGTATTTGTATTTATTGTCTTTTGTATATTGTCTTTTGTGTTTAGCTGACTTGGCTTATACCCATTAGCCGACTTGGCTAATGTTTTATTAGCTGTTTTAGCTAATGTTAAGCTGTCCTGGCTAATCCACTGAGAAACCACCTTGTTCACTCCGATTTTCACGCCATCAGCAATGAGGAATTTACGCTCAATAAGCTGGCGCTTGGCAGCGCAAACATGAGTGTGATGAATACCTGTCATGGCTGCTATCTGCGTGTTTGTGAGTCGATCCATCGGCTTATTGAATCCGTATGTCTTGCGCATGATAGCGAGCATCACCTTCATCTGCCGGACGGTTAAATCAGCCATCAGCAGACTGTCGGTAATCTCGTTAGCAACGCGCATGAAACCATCTTCGGTATCTGCCACGCGATGCTCCACGACCTCCAGTTGAGGCCTGTAATCAGCTAACTTAACGACGCCCATGTTTCACTCCTGCTTTGGCTAGTCTGTAAACACCAACAAGGCGCTCTGCGAACGCCCTGTTATTTGCTGCGGCTACCACTAATCCCTCAGGTGAATCAGGGTGTCGAATCTCTTCTTTTTCCTGGTATTTCTTACGACGTTTTGTCATAATTACCCCTGTGGATTGATCCAGTAATTCCCTCAGAATTGCATATCAATTTGCTTAAAATCCTCGGTGGCAGCCGGGGATTTTTTCTTTGTGATTTCATCCAATGCATACTTAAAAGCCCTGCTAATCGGACTGATGTCTGATGCCATTCCGAAAGCACACAAGACCGAAGCAATAAATCTCCAGTCCGTTCTGCTTATCTTCGATTCATGACAGCCAATCATCTTTGCCAGACCGCGCTGGGTAAGCGTTGACAGGTTGATGAGTAAATCTGTTTCTGCGCGATCAATTTCTCGCTGTGTTGGCTTGCTGTAACTTGCTTGTGTCATTTGTTAATTTTCCAATAGTGAATAGTTAGTTGAAAGGTATGCGTGGAAACGCATATGGCCTTAGTTGGTCAGATATCTTGGGGCTCGCTTTGTCAGCGACGTAGGACGAATGTCCATTGTGAAAAGAGCGGTGTTACTTATGCAGTTGTTTTTTTGTTACTTGGAAAGGGCTTTACCTCTTCCGCATAAACGCTTCCATCAGCGTTTATAGTTAAAAAAATATTTCGGCCTGCATGAATGGCCTTGTTGATCGCGCTTTGATATACACCGAGATCTTTAGCTGTCTTGGTTTGCCCAAAGCGCATTGCATAATCTTTCAGGGTTATGCGTTGTTCCATACAACCTCCTTAGTACATGCAACCATTATCACCGCTAGAGGTAAAATAGTCAACACGCACGGTGTTAGATATTTATCCCTTGCGGTGATAGATTTAACGTATGAGCGCAAAAAAGAAACCATTAACACAAGAGCAGCTTGAGGACGCACGTCGCCTTAAAGCTATTTATGAAAAAAAGAAAAATGAACTTGGCTTATCCCAGGAATCTGTCGCAGACAAGATGGGGATGGGACAGTCAGGCGTTGGTGCTTTATTTAATGGCATCAATGCATTAAATGCTTATAACGCCGCATTGCTTGCAAAAATTCTCAACGTTAGCGTTGAAGAATTTAGCCCTTCAATCGCCAGAGAAATCTACGAGATGTATGAAGCGGTTAGTATGCAGCCGTCACTTAGAAGTGAGTATGAGTACCCTGTTTTTTCTCATGTTCAGGCCGGGATGTTCTCGCCTGAGCTTAGAACCTTTACCAAAGGTGATGCGGAGAGATGGGTAAGCACAACCAAAAAAGCCAGTGATTCTGCATTCTGGCTTGAGGTTGAAGGTAATTCCATGACCGCGCCAACAGGATCCAAACCTAGTTTTCCTGACGGGATGTTAATTCTGGTTGACCCTGAGCAGGCTGTTGAGCCAGGTGATTTCTGCATAGCCAGACTTGGGGGTGATGAGTTTACCTTCAAGAAACTGATCAGGGATAGCGGTCAGGTGTTTTTACAACCACTAAACCCACAGTACCCAATGATCCCATGCAATGAGAGTTGTTCCGTTGTGGGGAAAGTTATCGCCAGCCAGTGGCCTGAAGAGACGTTTGGTTAAGGCCAGCAACGGATCACAACAAACACATGGGGCGGCGGATTAAGGGTGATGGAGAATCGAAATAAGTTGAGGTCAACATGAACACGTTCAGCATAATCGCGATACCTTTTTTTGCCCTTTCAGTGGTTCTGTTGACTCTTGGCGCTACCAGGAAGAACCAAGCCAGCTTCATCGTTGGCGGCGTGTTTATGGCGTCATGCGTGGTTAATGCCATTATCGGCATGTCTCTTTGAGCGCTATGAGATCAGGCATCCTCGTTACTTTGTCATGTGTGACAGCCTGGTATGCACTCTGCGAGCTTTGATGTGGTTTACCACTTTAATAGTCACCGTATCACTAAACTGATTAGCTTTACTCATACTCTTGTGGATTCGCTATTTCTGATGTCAATGCAAAAAAATACTAAGGAAACAAAAAGGATACTTATGTCAGATAACACTATTAAAATCATACCTCAGCACATGACCGCCACATCAGTTCTTATTACGCCTGATCGTGCTGAAACAATCATTACTTTTTACCGCCATGAATTTGAGCATCACATGCAGTCTGATGAGCAAGGAAATAATAGCTTCCAAGTAAAAGTTGAGTTGACCCCTAACATGTCAGTCTCAATGAGCCCGGATCAAGCTGTTGCATTAGTAAAATCATTACAGGTAGCTCTCAGGGATAATGGGCTATGGAAAGACTGAAGCCAGTTTCTTCAGTTCAACCTACCTCAGGAACAACATCATCAGTTCTTCCAAGTATTATAGTTAGTGCAACCCTAGCAGCGACAACCGTTTCTCCTTATGGGGATCCATCTCAGTACCAAAGTATTGGTATTGATGCTAAGGTATCAAATAGAGTTTCATACGCCATGGACGAAACGGGTTTGCGCCCAAGTAAGGAAGATGTAGCGATGAAGAGTGATACCCTGGAGGTAAGCGTGAGCGGAATGTCCAGAGAAGAACTTGACGCAAAGCTTTCACAAAACAAATCAGAGGTAGAGTCTATTGCTGCGGAAATGCGTCGCGAATCAGCTGACTTTAAAACCTATTATACTCAGCAATTTTCTTCTATTGAGAGAGGTATTGCTGAAATTAAAGGTGAAATCGGCGGTTTGAAAACGGGACTTACAACGACTCAGTGGGCGATGGCCGTTGGCTTGACTTTAGTTACTGTGATTCTGTCTGGCGTGATGTTAGCCTCAAGTTGGATTATCTCCGGCAATGACAAGTCACCATCAGTAACCAGCCCGGCTCCAATTATAATACAGGTACCGACACAGCAACCATTAACGAGCGCTCCAACTAACCAATCGTCATCACAACAAGCTCCTAAGCAATAAATAAACCCGGCCACCGCGCCGGGTTTTCTTTGCCTCACGTTCGCCCCAAAACACATAACCAATTGTATTTATTTGAAAATTAATAGATACAACTCACTAAACATCGCAATTCAGATCTCTCGATCACCTCCCAAGCCACACACCCCTGCAAAAAAAATAAATCTATATAAAAAACATACAGATAACCATCTGCGGTGATAAATTATCTCTGGCGGTGTTGACATAAATACCACTGGCGGTGATACTAAACACATCAGCAGGACGCACTACTCACCAGGGCGGTGAATATACAACGATTCGAATATGAATCTACGGCGCTGACAAAGCGCAATAACCAAAGTGAACTTTGGGGTGTGGTGAAGGGTTCATGGACGGGAATATGTCGCACGTAAAGCGGCGAGGCCTGCGGGACTATTGCCGAATTGAAGTAGGCCGAAACAGGTCGAAATGGGTCTCCCACCTACCACACCACCAAAGTTCATCAGGAGGTCTATATGACACGCAGAACTCAGTTCAAAGGCAATTCACGTTCTCGTCGTCGTGAGCGTTTAAAGGCAAAGGCATTAGCTAACGGCGTACTGGCCCGCGAAGAAGCAATAAGCTCAGAAGTATTACACCGCCCTACTCTAAGCAGAGCGCAGATTCAGGCTAAAGGTACTCACGAAACGCCTGAGCGCATAGAAGACGCTAAGCCAATTAAGTTCATGGCACAGGACGTGATCTGGCAACAGAAAGAATACAGACGCAATCTGGAGAGAGCGGCCATTGTGTACGCGAATGAGTTTGGGCATAGGCAACCAGAAACTGGTGTATGTCTTCCAAATGTAGCTCTTTACGCGGCAGGCTACAGGAAATCAAAACAACTGACAGCAAGGTGACTTGTGTTGGTCGCCAGAAAATGAAATTAGGCAGCAAACCACTTATTTGAGGTGAGATATGACAAAATCATGGAGCGTACCTTTTCCTGAATCAGAAACTGAACATGATGGAATGCCTGTTTTCTGGAGATTCCAGGCGACAGTTGAAGAAGATGGAATCAAAATATTCGCACTTCAATATATAGCTTTTCATCAGACAGAGCATTATGCATGGTTGGTTCCTGCGCATTGGATTGTTGATTTTAAACCAGCACCAAATCAGTGGTTACGGGAATGGAAACAAAGGAGAAATAGATATGCAATTAAGAAAGTAGCAAAAAATGCAGAAAGATCTTTTGCATTCCCAACGAAGAAACTTGCCATTGAGAGTTTATTGCGCCGGAAGAAATACCATTTAATGAGAATCAAACAAGATTTGGCTGTTGTATCAACTCTTGTTGATGGGATGAAGAATATTGATACATCAACACCAGATATTGAATATAACTTTGGACACAACCAAGAAACAGAAAATTGGGTATTCTACTAGGACGCATAGTCGACCTTTATTTTTGGCATAAACAACAGAATAAACACAGCACTGTGTATTCATTCCAACGAGTGAATACACGGAGCAATGTCGCTCGTAACTAAACAGGAGCCGACTTGTTCTGATTATTGGAAATCTTCTTTGCCCTCCAGTGTGAGGGCCTTTTTATATGCATACCAATAACGCTTCACTCGAGGCGTTTTTCGTTATGTATAAATAAGGAGTACACCATGCAATATGCCATTGCAGGGTGGCCTGTTGCTGGCTGCCCTTCCGAATCTTTACTTGAACGAATCACCCGTAAATTACGTGACGGATGGAAACGACTCATCGACGTACTTAATCAGCCAGGAGTTCCAAAAAATGGATAAAACACTTATGGCTATCCAGACTAAATTCGCTATCGCCACTTTTATTGGCGATGAAAAGATGTTTCGTGAGGCTGTCGAAGCCTACAGGAAATGGAGGTCAAAATGATTACGGTAGAACTGGCGAAAACCCCAGAGTTAAGTCGATTAAAAAGAGAGTATCACATTGCTGAGGCTCGTTACTGGCGTAAAGCGGGAGATAAATCAAAGAAACAACTTTGTTTATGGCAAGCACAAAGAGAGCGCATGAATGAGCGCGAATTTCTTTCCTCCCCATCCGAATTACCATTCTGAGGTGAATTATGGATTTGAACAAATTCGATGAGCCATTCAGCCCTGAAGATATCGAATGGCGAATACAGCAAAGCGGTAAAACACGCGATGGAAAGGTGTGGGCTATGGTGCTGGCTTATGTCACGAACAGGGCAATCATGAAACGCCTGGACGATGTTTGCGGCAAAGCAGGATGGCGCAATGAATACCGCGATATTCCCAACAACGGCGGAGTTGAATGCGGCATATCAATCAAGATTGATTCCGAATGGGTAACCAAATGGGATGCTGCTGAAAACACGCAGGTAGAAGCCGTCAAAGGTGGTCGTTCCGGTGCAATGAAGCGCGCTGCCGTTCAGTGGGGAATCGGTCGGTATCTGTATAACCTTGAGGAAGGTTTCGCACAAACATCTCTCGATAAAAAGCAGGGATGGCACAGGGCAAAACTCAAGGATGGAACAGGATTTTACTGGCTCCCTCCATCGCTGCCGGGATGGGCAATCCCAGCATCAGATAACAAACCATCACCAGAAAATACCAACCAGAAATCTCCATCGGTTGACTGCGAACAAATCCTGAAAGACTTCAGCGATTATGCGTCAACAGAAACTGACAAGAAAAAACTCATCGAGCGTTATCAGCGTGACTGGCAATTAATGGCTGGCAATGAGGAGGCGCAGGCTAAATGCGTTCAGGTAATGAACATCAGAGTTAACGAACTAAAACAGGCGGCATAAATGGCAAGCAGAGGCGTAAATAAGGTGATTATCCTTGGTCGGGTAGGACAAGACCCGGAAGTTCGATACTCACCATCAGGTACAGCGTTCGCTAACCTGACAATAGCCACGTCAGAACAATGGCGAGATAAAAATACTGGCGAGCAAAAGGAATTGACTGAATGGCATCGTGTTGCTGTATCCGGGAAACTGGCTGAGGTCGTGGGGCAGTATGTGAAAAAAGGTGATCAGATTTATTTCGAGGGAATGCTGAGAACCAGAAAGTGGAAAGACCAGTCAGGGCAAGACCGTTACACAACCGAGGTTCATGTCGGAATTAATGGCGTGATGCAAATGCTTGGCGGCATTGGCGACAGCAAACAACAAGCAGCCAGCAGGCAATCACAGAAGCCACAGCAGCAATCATCACCAGCACAACACAACGAACCTCCGATGGATTTTGACGACGATATACCCTTTGCACCAGTAACTCTCCCCTTCCCTCGTCACGCTATTCACGCAATTTAATCAGGAGAAAATCATGCCAGCGCCTCTGTATGGTGCGGATGACCCGCGCCGCTGTTCCGGCAATTCCGTATCGGAGGTGCTGGATAAATTCAGAAAAAACTACGATCGAATAATGTCTCTACCGCAGGAAACGAAAGAGGAAAAGGAATTTCGCCATTGCATATGGCTTGCAGAGAAAGAAGAACGCGAGCGAATTTACCAGACATCAATCCGACCATTCCGCAAAGCCACATATACCCACTTCCCTGAAATTGACCCGCGCCTGCGTAATTACCGCTCACGCTATGGCGCTATCAGTAATGACTGAGGAATTTACCATGAGAGGACTTGCATACAATCCCGGCATTCTTCCGGCAGAAATGATTATTCGCCAACGCGTAAAGCCAATGCCATCGAGAGAGGAATTGCTTAAGAGAAATTCTTTTCCGTCAGTAAATCAAAACAAATATCTGAATGCGATGTGGCGCAAAGGAGGCAACCAGTGAGTGAGTCAAAATGCCAAATTAATGGCAATAAGATAGAACCGTGCGCGGTGTTGGCAAAATCTCTCGAATATGGAAATCCAACATTCAAGAGTAAAGGCATATTTATCCCGGAGCGTGTGAACATAAACACCGGCGAGTCAGGCATAGATATTGCTCAAATTCACTCGGGGAAATATATCGGTCGTGGCGTTGCAATGTGCTTTTGCCCGTTCTGTGGTGAAAGTCTGAAAACGTGGGAAGCGGAGGCAACCAGTGAATAACCGCTTTTACATGATGTGCTTGCGTGAAACTGTGGGTACTAACGCCTCATTCCATTGCCATAACGGCAATGGTTACAGTTCTGATATCGATCGCGCACATGTTTACACGCAGGAAGAAGCCCAAAAAGCCTGGAATTGTGGGCGAGATATCGATCAGCCTGTTTGTGCTGATAGCGTGGATGCAATGGCTGTGTGGCACGTTGATTGCCAGTACATCCCTACAGAAAGCCTGATTGAGTCAGATTGCACTGCGTATGTGGCCTACAAAAAAGGTAGCTGGAACGGCAACGATGTTTACTGGCTTCAACACGGTGGATTGCCAACAGATGACTTCAGTAAAGCAACCATCTTTAGCGTCGCCAACAAAAACGAACCAGGAATAGTTTGGTTGCCATTTTCCATTGCTGATGCAGCAAAGCGGCGGACGTTCAATATCAATAATTTCAACCGCAGAACAATGGTTCAGAGCGCAGGTTTAGTCATGCCTGACTGGTTGAAAAAGCAAAACAGAAGAAAGAAGTCACGAAGCGGGAAGGTGCGCTGGAATTGTCCGCATTGCGGAAAAATCACCTGGCAGTATAACCCATATGATTTTGAAGGCTGTTGTGATTACAACTGTGAGGGATGGCGAGAATGAAAATTGACTATCAGGCACTGCGTGAAAAAGCAGAAAAAGCAACGTGTGGTGTGTGGTCGCTCGAATATGGAGAGGGCCGATTTGATGGTGATGATGCACTAATTCATCGCGAGGCTGCTGGATATATTCCCATTTGCAGAATTGAAGGAGCGCATCCAGAAAGCGGTTTCGATGAAGATTTCCAAATGGAACAGCAGGCCAATGCTGAATTCATCACCGCAGCCAGTCCAGCTACCGTGCTGGCACTACTGGATGAACGGGAAAGAAACCAGCAATACATCAAAAGCCGTGATCAGGAGAACGAGGATATTGCGCTAACGGTAGGGAAGCTGCGCGTTGAGCTGGAAGGCAAAGACAGCAAAATAGCCAATCTTACCGCCGAACGCGATGCTCTTCGTGAAGGTGAGATGGGCGACGCTAGGCATAGCAACACACGGGCCGCAGCTGATATCTACTTCCAACTGGTCGAGGAGTGCGAAATTCCTGCTGGCGGTTCTCTGGTCGAGTACGTTGACGATATGCGCGAGAAGCTGGAAGCCGCAGAGAAGCGCATTGCAGAACTGGAAGCGCGGGAAATACTGCTCCCGGAACGTAGCAGCATGCTTCATCGAACAGATTTTCACGATGATTACCAAACGGTAATGGCATACAAAGTTTCTGAGGTCATCGCTGCAATCCGCGCCGCTGGCATTCGCATCAAAGGAGAGTGAGATGAATGGAGAAATATCAATTGTTCGACCTGGAGCATGTGACGATTGCGAGATACGAATGATTATTCGTCTGGCAATGGGGAAAACAATAACTGCTCTCATTACTCCAGAAAATCTCGCATTGGCATTAACCGGAAAGTCAGACCTGCCAGTAGAGCTAAAGCTGCGAAATGTTGAGATTAAGGTGAAATAGCATGAATTCTATTACCAAAGAACGTATTGAATTGTTCATTAAAGATCCGCTTGAAAACGGGCTTACTCGTGGCGAACAAATGGAACTGGCACGAATTGCACTGGCATCGCTGGAAGCAGAGCCTATTGGTGAGGTTTCAGAGAAGCGACTCGGCCTTGTTATGGATGGAACGGTAGACCTTGGCGGGAAATCAACTTATCGCATCATTAAGGGAGAAAAAGCGATGAAGTTGTTGCCGCTGGGGACGAAGTTTTATACCGCCCCTCCAGTGCCAGTAGTACCGGAAGAAAAACCAATGCCTAATCCTCTTAGCATGTACACGGTTGATGCTGTTGCCGCTATTGCAGAGGTGAGAGGCTGGAACGCCTGCCGTGCTGCCATGCTTCATGGTGCCGAACCTGTAAGCCAAACTTACAAGTTGCCTCCCCTGTCATCCAACGAAGTAAACGACGCGGCATGGAAATTACGCAACATGCTTACTGAACACGGTCATCTTAATGGGCGTCAGTTCAACAATCTGAAAGGTTGCTTCTATGAGGCATTAAAGGTCGCAATGCGCAACTATCCGGTAACTCCGGATAGTTGGATAAGCTGTAGTGATCGAATGCCGAACGAAGAAGATGTTTTGGTTTATTGCTCAGACACAAAAGAGCAGATGGTAGGGTTTCACAAAGGTAAAGGGTTATTTCAATTCTTTTACATGAATGGTGTTGAGGGGGTATGTGAGCCGTCACACTGGATGCGGCTACCGGAACCGCCGCAGGAGGTTAACCGTGGCTAACCTACAACTTGCCGTCAAAGGTGAATAACAATCCTCGCACTCGCGGGGATTTCTTTTATCTGAACTCGCTACGGCGAGTTTTGTTTTATGGAGACAAGAAATGTCAGATTTGGCTATGAAAGTTTTGAAATGGCAATCGACTGGCGATGTCGGCATCAGTAGCGCAACTCTTGCCTCAATCGCATGTGGACTGAAAAAGAATATCTATGGTCATAGCTTCGGTGCTCCACATGACGCAGCCGATTTCCGGCGATGCGTTGCACTTGTTGAGCAGATTCCAGAAATCAGAGATTCATTCGACAATGTTGCAAAGCGCGTTCCGGCATTCAAAGGCATCCTCAACGAATGGGATTCTCTCGTTGCTCTGTTGAAGTCTGAAATGAAGATACACGGAAACAAAGCACCAGAGACTTACAGAAGAATCAGCGAGCTACGCAAGGACTAACGCCTCACACTCGATGAGGCCTGTACATATCTGATAGAGCCGCTATATGGCGGTTTCTTTTTGCCTGGAGAATTAAGATGACCGATACCAGCCTGATTCCTGAGAAAGAAGTGATGAACAAGCTCGGTGTTTCATCACGTCAGACAATCTGGAACTATACCAAACGGCACGGATTTCCGAAGCCAGTCAGAACCCACCCCAAATCATACCTTCGTGAAGCTGTTGAGGGGTGGATTCTTAACGGTGGCGTTAATCAGAAATGCTCCTGA